TGACCATCTCTCTCCTATCTCTACTCCTCTTTCTTCCTTTCTCAACATCTCTTTCATTCGCCTCTTTTTTATCCTTTTTTCCACTGACTCACACCCTCCTTCACATCCATACGAGATATTTTATTTTTATAATCTAATTACACCATAATCATTTGGTTAAGTTCACGCATGCCGTGTGTTATATCAGGATTGCCGTTAGGTTGTTCGTAAATTATAATTTGTATATACAGAACTCCCGAATAATTTTGCGGAAACTCTATGTTTGTAGCAATCACGTCGGCAGATTGTTCTACTGGTTCTATGGTTTCTGCGCGTTCAATTGGTTCTTCATATTCAATTGGCTCAGCCGGTTCTATGGGTTCTACTAGTTGAGTTGGCTCATCTGGTTCAATTACGACGTCAGCCGGTTCGATAGCTTCGCTTGGTTCCATCGGCACCGCAGGTTCAACCCGTTTAACATCAGGTACTTCATCCAGTGGGGTATACGAAAATAATCTATCAATAAGCCCCTGTCGTTTTTGGTTATATCCTTTTAGTTTATCATATGCATTAGATATCCACCCCTTTTCCTGTGGCTGTTCATCAGTCTGTCTGCGTAAAATCTTATCGAGTGCACCCTCAAATACATTGAATGGAAACGTAGACCCCTCCCCGCCACCAGATTGTCCATTTATTTGCGGCATATTACGAACTAGGTTCTCATCTACTACAATATTAATGGAATGTTTTAGTCCAAGTTTATCCAGTTTGTCTTTCACAACTGCGATGTACTGCTGAGTGACCGATTTGCCAGGTATTTCAAGTATCTTCAATAAGTATGTTTGAGAATTAGATTGCGCCATTGTAATATAATATGATATACAATATACCCACATATAGTTTATCCATAATAATCAAAAAATTGAATGATACATTACTTAAAACTAAATAAGCATCAAACTGAACAGTTATCAAAATGGTAAAGAATACATTCGGCGGTTCAAAGGCGAAAGGATTGGCACGTAAGAACCAATCAGGTGGCGGTGAGGCAAGACTTCGTTTGCCAGGCGACCCACTTGAACAAATTGCGTGCGTAACAAAGATGTTAGGAAATGGTATGTGCGAAATACATACCGCCGAAAATGTTCGGCTAATTGGACATATCGGAGGCAAGTTTCGCGGCAAGAATAAGCGAAACAATCTCATCACAGTACAGTCGGTAGTATTGATTGGGCTGCGTGAATGGGAACGCCCTGCGAAGAACTGTGAAATTCTAACCATATATGAAGAAACAAACGTAGAACAACTAAAAAGCATTCCGAGTGTCAATATGACCAACATACTGAAATTGCGTGCACTAACCGGTCCATCTGACGCAGCACACCACGACGATTTCAACTTTGGTCAAGGCGACGAAGACGAAGATGAGCAAGTGGTTGTGCAATCAAGCAAAACCGGCGGCGGTACATTCAAATTAGAAAATACGACAGAAGTAGACATTGACGACATTTAATACAAATAAAAACGATAAAACCAATAAAAATGGGGGCGGAATACCCTTTTTTATTTATTCAAGGCGAGAAACATTGTCGTTTTCATAAAAAAGAGTTTGTTAGGTTAGATTACAGTAAAATTATTCTATTTTTTATATTTTCATTTTTATTGTTTGTTGTTTGTTGTTTTTCTAATTTCTGGCCAATTTATCCCTTTTGTATATGACAATGTATTGTATTTGACCGTTTTCTCTCACCGGCATAATTCTGGCGGAAGTTCCCACACCCCACCCTAGGTCGCCTCGCTCCGTTTCTTCTCGACTACAAATTAGACAAAGCTGACCTCGTTTCTTTATGTGCGTTCCATTTCTAACTGTTCCAGCAGTTTCATCTGCTTTATATAGTCCAAATTTCGATGATCCGTATCCATCGATTAGATGTGCAGTGCACCAGGCTTTTGCTAAATCATCTGTTAAGAATAGTTCGGGATGAACGACGTGATCTGGTGGCGGTACTTCAATTGGAATGTCGATCACCATATCGGCTGCGTGAATTACACATTGTATTGCCGAGTAAGCACCAGGTAAAGTGTTTGTTATATCTACCTTTTCGTTATGCATACGAATTCTTCGATCAGTATGCGCGTCTGTCCAAAAGTAGAGTTTTCCGGTATATTGAGGACATTGTCCGATAATGCCGGCTAATCTACCCGCCTTTTGTGCGGCAGTGCTTGTATCTTCAATGCGTCCCAAAATCATATCGGTCCATATAAGTCCTTCACCGTTAACCGCTATGACGTCACCGCCAGGATAATTATCATTTCCTTTCCAAGAGATTACAATCGGTTCAAACTGTCGGGTGGTTGGGTTCTTACGCGGGGCATAGTGAAATCCTAACCCACGATCAACTTTGCGTCTGCCGATAATAACGATCGGTTTATCTTGTAATTGCATAATCTTGTATATGCAAAACAATATTTCGTTCAGACGCATACCCTTTATTTTGAATTTTTCTACGGGTCGTCCGTCCCTATATACGCAAATACCGGATTGATTAAATGTAATTGCATATAGACCATTATTATTAGCAAAACGTGCCAATGTTGTCATATCAGTTCCCTTTGGGTTGGAATTAACAATGATCTTACGATAAATTGTGAACCCGTTATGGAGAATGGGCGTTTTAATATCAGTCATATTGGTAGTTAATACGTGCTCTGCATATGCATTATTTGACTTGGTTAGTCCAGTTAAATTTGTAATATTGACTATTGCATCGGGCGTGGTATGAAATGCACGATAATCTGCTTTTGCATTTTCATCAACATCAATTGGATGCATATATGCATTTCTGCATTCATCATACTCTTCCAACAAATCACCGTCTGTTGCAGTTACAAACCCAACGCGGTGCAATGCCTCTTCATTTATAATAAAGTCTAAAAGAGAGTATCTTTCGTGACCAACTGCGAATTTCTTGTCACGAATCATTGGATACGTTTTATCTGCCTCGTCAACAATAATTCCATAGCGTAACTTAGAGCCATTTCTTAACACTTTTCGTCGAATATGTGCCAATAGTGATACCATTTTTTCATTTTGTGTTGTATTTGGTAGAAGCACAATAACGGGCATTACGTAATCATCATCGTGTGCATATGCGTCAATGTATGTCCTGATTTCATCTATCGTGGTTTTCGAACTACTGGACAATGTGAATACTTTGACATTTGGCGTCAAGGATTTGATGACACCATCTGATGTTTGGTCGGCAAGGGTCTTATCATTATCAACAATGAATAACGAAACAATCTTTTTCTCGGTGCACAATGCCCATTGTTTCATCTCCATAGCAGCTATGCGAGATTTGCCCTTTTGTGTATTGTACAATACGAAAAACACATTTGGGTTATCTATCAAGTACAACAATATATTTTTTTTGATTGGGTCATCTATGCTGTGAATGTCTGCCCACATTAAACCTGGACGCCCCCCAATAAATAGATTATCGTCTTGTCTTCTGAAAACAATATACCCTGTTGTATGTAATTCGTCAATGCTCTTCTCATATTGTTCTTCTGATATTAGCTCTTGCCCATCAGGTGTATCATCACGCAATTTCTCGTATAGAGAATCATATGATTCGATATTTTGCGTAGTTGTCATTTTAAAGAATGTTTTATTCTGGATATGTTAGTATAGTTTGAATAAAAAGTATTCAATTTTTTACCATTTTATAACTTGCAAATATTTTAACTTGTTACATCACCAATATATCATAATAGATGCCGAATGTACCTAATTTCTCATATCAATCGCGCAACTTGTTATCCAACGAATAAAAATTATAAAATCGGATGTTTAGCGAAAAAAAAAACATTCTATATTGTATATCTAAATGAATAACGAAGTTTACGTTAACATTGCAAATTTTGCACTTGAACCGGTGGTTGCTAACTCAATACGCATTTCAGTGATGGAATTGTGTCTACATTCTCACGTTACACTTTTCGTTAGTTTCTTGAATGCAAACGGCAATTCAGTGAAGAACGAAATGGTTAAAGTAGAGGGAAGCGATTATGCTGCGTGGGGAACCAACGACGAATATCTTACCCAGTTAGTCATGCAAAGACTGGGTTTGACTTTACAGAGCGCATAATTTCATTATAATATATTTTCATTACATTATGTAATAAAAATATGGCGCACCAAATTACATCCATAGCTTTTTCAATGCTTTGGGAACCTTCTTGTATTTTATAACAAGTTTTCTGACCTTGTCAGAACCAGCGTGAGCTGCCGCATCAGCGACAGGGATTACCAGATCCTGATGTTTAAGTAACTCCTCGAGTAGCTTCCAATGCAAGTGCCTAACTAGATGCCAGAATAATGAAAATGTTTCTGGATCATCCGGAAAGTATGTGGCGCGCACGTTTGGATCAAACTTCGGATTAGCCATTAGAGTTAAAGCTTTTGCATTATTATAATCTTCCCCTCCTCGCAAAAAAGGTCCAATGTATCGGAATATCTCCAAGCTATTAAATGGTGCATTTTCAGTGCAAGTTGGTTCAATGTCTGCACGGCAAACCGGACAAGTTTTATGGTCGTGCTGTGCGCTGCACCATCCAATTAAGCAATTCTCGTGGAACGCGTGTTTGCACTTAGTCACAATAATGGGAGTTGTTGATAAATGGTCAAAGCAGATTGGGCAAGTGTCAATCACGTAACTTTCTGCACTAACCGGTTTGTCTTTACTATCTTTGCTGTCCTTGCTACCCTTACTATCTTTGCTGCCCTTGCTACCTTTACTATCTTTGCTACCCTTGCTATTGCCGCCGCGAATTTTGCGTGTTTTGCGGGTTGAACTGGTTTTAGACCGAGTTTGCATCGCTATATACATATAATCTTACATAATAATCTAAATTATATAAATCATTATTGTATAGCAATATATGGACAAAGTTGAACCAAGCAAGACAACTGCAAAAACACAAAAGCAGTTGGACAAAGAACAAGCCAAGGCGGCAACCCAAAAGAAACGTCAGGAGGTCGCGCTACAAAAGAATGCCGAAAAACAATTAAAGGCATCTCGCAAAACTATAAAAGTAAGGATGCCGAAGACCACGAAGAGTGCGAAACCTTTAACCATATCAAACTGTCAAGAATTGTTGAAAGAAGAAGATGCAATAATTACCGCCATTAACAACTATAAACGTAACGGCATCTCTGTTCTAGACCACTTGCACGAAGAAACGCTATTATCAATGTTGGAAAAAGCCAACGATGTGTATCGCAATTTGGGACCAGATGACGTATTGCTAATGAATGACAACCAATACGACATATTGGAAGATTATATGAAGAAAAAGTATCCAAAGAACAGTGGTTTGGGCAAGATAGGTGCACCCGTTGAAAGAAACAAGGTTACATTGCCATATCATATGGCATCAATGGATAAAATCAAACCAGATACTGGTGCATTAACTGCGTGGAAGTCCAAGTATAAGGGTGCATACGTAATGTCGTGCAAACTGGATGGTGTAAGTGGTCTTTATAGCACGGAGAATGGCGAGCTCAAATTATATACTCGCGGAGATGGAACGGTCGGTCAAGATATCAGTCATTTTTTGCCGTACTTGAAATTGCCCAAGGTTGAGAATGCGGTGGTTCGGGGTGAATTTATAATGACAAAGGCAACATTCAACGCCAAATACAAGGACCATTTCGCTAACCCACGAAACCTAATTGCAGGAACAATCAACCGTCTCACAGTGAATGATGTAATATATGATATTAACTTTGTAGCATATGAGGTCTTGGTTCCATCGCTCACACCAAGTGAGCAAATGGCATTCTTACAAAACAATGCTTTTAATACCGTGCGCAATGGCGTACGCGAAGATATAACAAATGAACTCTTGTCGGGGTTACTCGTGCAATGGCGTACAGACTACGAATATGAGATTGATGGAGTAATTGTAACCAATGACAAAATCTATCCCCGCAAATTGGGTAATCCCGATCATTCCTTTGCATTTAAGATGGTATTGTCCGACCAAATGGCAGAAACAAAGGTGGTTGATGTTCATTGGACAGCGAGCAAAGATGGATATTTAAAACCTCGCGTGCAAATTGAGCCAGTTCATTTAAGCGGGGTAAAGATAGAATATGCAACTGGGTTTAATGGTGCATTTATCAAGAACAATCGTATTGGTGTAGGGGCGCTTATAAATATCATTCGTAGTGGCGATGTCATTCCATACATCAAGGACGTAATCACACCAGCGGACGAAGGAAAGATGCCAAGTGTGCCTTATATATGGAACGAAAGTCAGGTGGATGTTATGTTGGAAGACAAGGATAATGATACAGGTGTAATGGAGAAGAATATTACCGGATTTTTCCGCGGAATAGAAGTAGATGGTCTCAGCGAGGGGAATGTAAAACGAATAATGGAGGCAGGATTTGATACCGTGGCAAAGATTATGCGTATGAGCAAGGACGATTTTCTCACGATTGAAGGGTTCAAAGACAAAATGGCAACTAAGATACACGATGGTATAGCGTCCAGTGTGGAAAAAGCCACCATACCGACAATTATGGCGGCATCCAATATGTTCGGGCGCGGTTTTAGTACAAAGAAAATCGGATTAATATTAGACGAATACCCGAATGTGCTTGTATCTGCTGAAAGTATCGCTGATAAAAAACGGAAATTAGCCGAGGTAAAAGGTATGGCATCAAAGACCGCGGACAACTTTGTTGATAACATACCAAAATTTATAAGCTTTTTGCAAGAAACGGGGCTGGAAGGCAAACTAGAATTGCCAAAAATCAATCCAGTTGCTCCTGTGCAAACTACCCACGAATTATATAAGAAAGTGATCGTAATGAGTGGAACACGGGATAAAGAATTAGAAGCTAGATTGGCTGAAATCGGGGCATCGGTCGGAAGTGCAGTATCATCCAATACGTATGTGGTGGTAACTCCCGACGTCAATTCAACCAGTTCAAAATTGGTTCAGGCACGTAAATTGTCTATTCCGATAATGACGCCAAGTGAATTTCGCCAACGATATTTAGTGTAACATTGTAACAAACATACCTATTATATATTAGTATATTGTATATAATGGCTAGCGATACTGAAACTATTCCAGCGCCGGAAACTGGAAATAAAACATTTTCATTTGACGATTGGATGGCTACCGGTAGTCAAGATAATCTAATTCTAGGAGAAGGATGGACTGAGATTGAAGATGAGGCGTTGTATAAAAACCAATCATTGGTATCGGTTCAAATTCCAGCGAGTGTCCGTGTGATTGGTCATTCAGCATTCTACGGAGCATCTCGTTTAGCAAAAGTTACATTTAACAAAAATTCTAAACTTGAAACCATTGAACCAGGAGCGTTCCGCGGCACGAAAGCGTTGAAGACGTTTCAGTTTCCAGCGAATGTCAAGGAAATTAGGCAAGATGCGTTTAATGGGACATCATTGGATACAGTACGTATTCCAAAAATGGTCACAAAGATTGGTGATAATGCGTTTTCAAATACAGCCGATTTGAAAGAAATAACATTCGAACAAAATTCTAAAATTGCCCACATTGGTCGGAATGCGTTTAGTGGAAGTGGGTTAACCCTAGTAGTTATTGGAGAAACTGCTCTGGAAAGATTAAATACTGAACGTAATACACTCAATCTACCCCCATTTAATTTTGGTGAAATGCCGCCATTACATTTTGGCGAAAATAATAACTTTTACGGAAAGGACAATGTTACAATTGTTTCAATGACAGAGACAATCAATACATTTGCACTGGGTGTAACGAAACCTGGGTATAAAAAGCGCACCCTTATTAAGAAATTGCTACGTAGACCCAAACAGCAGACGCGCCCTTCTCTACCAAGAGATGTAACAAACTTAGTTGGAGAATTCTTGACTGGTATAAACCCTAAATCCAGACGAGTTCTTGACGCACGTTCATCTCGTTTGGCATCGCCGACAAAAGGTGGGTCGCGTAACCGAAAAACAAGAAAGATAATCCACCGCATTCGCTGAAAACATCAAAACAGTGTAACAAAATACTGATTTTTACATACATTCACTCCAAAAAATTGAATACTTTTTATAGGAAAATAAAAAGTATCAAACAATATCAACTGAACATTAGTTCATAATATGTCAGACGTTACCGAATGCATCATATGCTATGAAAGCATTGGAAGCAAGAACTGTTGCACAACCGAGTGCGGCCATCAGTTCTGTTTCAAGTGTATTGCGACTTCAATTCAATACAATAATGCGTGTCCGTATTGCAGAACATCTCTCGTAGATGTTCCAGAGAGCGATGAGGAAGAATACAGCGACGACGATGAAGAGAGTGATGAAGAGAGTGATGCTGAGGGAGAGAGTGACGAGGAAGAAGAGGAGGACGAAGCAACCGCCGAAGAAATCGCAGCCAGTTTACAAGAGAAAGGCATCACTATGGTTGATTTAATCACACTTCTCACCAACAGATGCAGTAAAACCAAACCACAAAATATCAATGCAAATGATCACATGGTTTCCATATATAATCGTTTATGGGACGTGGTAAGCGATCTAGATGCAGAAGCGAAAGAGCGCGGTGATATGATGAACGAAGAGATACACAGTATGGCGGTTGCCCTCGGCACTCCACCCACAAAAACAACCCAATAAAACATAAAAATAAAAGTAATTGAATTGTCATCGGGTAAGGACAAGTCAATTATTTTTTTATGGACAGGGTCTACACGTAATATTTAAGAATAACTATTCCACTACCCCCCTTTCCACCGGATGTTGCGTCATAGCTAACGCTTGTAGCACCTTGCCCACCATTACCAGTATTATTAACGGCGTTTGAACCATCAGAACTAACATCAATCTGACCACCTACACCACCTGCGCCATAGGTTACATTGCTGCCAGATATATTTTTAGTTAATCCAGAACCACCGGTTTTGGATTCTTGTGGGGTTGATGTGGAACTACCACCAGCGCTACCATTGCCGCCACCTCCACCTCCATTTACTCCATAACTCCTATTGTCTGATCCGTTTCCACCGGTTGGTGCAGTTAGTATAATTGCAACAGAACCACCGAACCCTCGGCCACCAGAGAATTCTCTGCTTCTATAACCACCTCCACCGCCAAGTGCAACAATTGCATCAAATGATGATTGTCCTCCGTCTGAACCGTTTGTTTCAGAACGACTACTATCCCGGTCCCCGGCACCTACGCCCCCATTGCCGCCAGAACCAACTGTTACTGTGTATGTATTTCCTGGTACAACATTTAATGTGCCAGATAATACTAATCCTCCGCCGCCACCTCCACCTGAACCAGTGTCGTATGCTGCACCGCCACCACCTCCACCACCAACTACTAAATATTCAACGTTAGAAACATATGCGGGTGCGGTCCACGAAGTTATCGCAACATCCGTAAATGACAAAATAGTCAATGTGTTTGGTACATATGCAAGTCGTTTGTCACATATAAATGTATTGGACTTACACTCAGACCGCAACATTTTTGATCTCCAATTACGAGTAGTCATTTGTTATAATATATTTATAGAAAACATTACACATACAATGTAACTAAACACGGTTATATTGTATTTACATTTACTAACTAAAATTTATTTATAGTTCAGGGTAGCTCGCCTGCATCAACACACCGCACTGTCCAGCACCATCATTGAATTGAGGACCACGTCCAACGTAGATGTACCCCTTATCTCCCCAAGTGGTTCCCCAAGAGTTCTTAATGAGGTAGTAATCAGCACCCGAAAGATTGCCATATCCGACAACCAAGACACCGTGGTCCAAGTTGGTTCCGCACGCACCGGTA